GCACTGAATCCTCGGTCTGCGCCGATCTTGTTAAAACGCGATAAGATCTCTGGATCATTGTCGAAGTCATTGTCTTCGTCGTTGATGTCCATGACTACGTCTTCGTCATATCCCATCTCGATTAGGTCAGAGAGTGACTTCTTGGTTCTGTGTGCCAGAAACATGGCGCTATCTAATGATTTACACTGAGGCTCAATAAGGAACTCTTCGGGTGCAACGGCTTCTATCTTGACCTGTGAAGTGTCTCTGTAAATCCGTAGTTGACCACTGTTTAATCCATATTCTTCGTCTGTCTCGATTTGTTCGATCTCAGTCATCTCGTCTGCAAGACGCATGTCGAGTTCTTCTTCTGTAAGATCCTCGATGTCTTCTAGGTGACTGTCAGTCTTTTGCTCCCAGTAGACTTTACACAGTCCGGCTCTGGCAATCAGACCATCGTGAATCACGGTTTGCATCGTTTCGAAAAGATTGTTTTGTCGGTGAAGGACGTAATCTGTGTACTCAGTAGCTAAATCAGCCATCTGTACGTCATCGACATTTTGAGGTGTGAAGCGAAGAGTTTTGTTACCTGTGCTAAAAGTCTCAAGTAGTGCAGCCTTCATTGACTCGACGGCATCGTAGACGTCCTGACTGACATACTTTGAGTTACCGTCATGTGCAGGTTTAGGTAGATGGGCTGAGTAGTAGTCCATAACCTTTTGGCGTTCTTTAGACAGTTCACTGTCGTAGTAGCCTATTGATCGTCTCAAGTTCTGATCGACTAATGAGAGGATCTTCTCGTCATCAAGTTTTTGTAATTCTTCTGATTTCATATCTAAACCATCTCAATGTAAAATTCATCGACTGCATCTATTGGTGTCCACACACCTTCGTGAATGTGATTGGCGAGTGCTAAACTCATCACACAGTCGTCATAGCATCCAGATTCAGCCTCCATTCCACCGCTATTGTTGACGATGTATGTGAGCATTTCTCGGATAGTGACCTTGTCGTTAAGTTCGATTGTTCCATCCCTAGACGCTGCTCGAAGTTCATCGATTACCAGTGGTTTAGTTTTGGAGGTGGTTGTGAAACCGAGTTTTACGGTCTCTTTATCTGTAAGTTTATCAATTTGGATCTCGGTGTAGAAGTTTGGATAAGCCATGTCCTTACCGAGCCTTGTGCAGGTCAGTATGCCGTGGCTGTTGTTCTCTACGATTATGAGAGCCTCGTTGAAGAACTCACCGAGAGCAAAAAGAACTGTTGCAAAGTAGTCAGGATGTACTCTGGCTCGATATGTGGCTACTTGCCTTTTCTTCGAGTCCAAGACTTGCGCGACAGACCAGTCGCCACCAGACACACCCATCGCAACATCTGCGCCAATAGTGTATCTCTCTCCGGCATCATGTTTCTTGTAGAGTGATAGTTCACCTCGAGGGTTTTCTAGCCACTCATCGCCTTCGAGCGCCAATCTATTGATAGGATCTGGAGCATCGTCGAGAGCCTCTTGTAAGGTCTCTGGGCTAAACACTGGTCTACCAGTTGTGAGAAAGGCTTCGTCAGCCTCGATAGGATACTCTTGTCTAAATAGATCAATTCCGTTCTGAGCGATCTTACGTCGTCTAAACATGAGTTGCTCATCATCGAGTCCATACTTCTCAACTAGTTCTTCCTCTTCTGGTGTCTGTTCGAAGTTCTCAGGAACTGGTTCCCGATAGTCGGGGTCCAAATGCCAAGGAATGAACACAGGGATGTATCCGTTGGTTCCCTCGACGGCTCCTCGCCACAAGTCATAGAAGACACCACTAACGCCGTTAGCCGTGCTCTCTACAAAGATCGCAGTTCCCTTTTTGTTTGGGACCGCTTGTGTGAGGCCGTTCCAGTTCTCTAGCGCAGTGGACTTAGACCAGAACGCTATTTCAGAAGCATGAACATGGGTTAAAGTTTCACCTCGACCAATACTTTCACCACCTGCCGTAGCCACGACATAAGAACTGTCTAAGACGTCAAATGTAAGTTCACGGCGAGATGAGTATTTAGTGTGAGGCTTGAGTAACTCAGGACAGTTCTCATGATACCTCTTCGTCATATCAAACAAGGCTCGAGTACTGTCAGAATGGTGAGTAATCACCAGTGCCTTACAAGCCTTCCGTTGAGACACATTGTGGTAGAGATAACCACCGCAATAGGTGCTAAGACCTTGCTGCCTCGCCTTAAGGATTATGATACGAACTTTGCCCTCAGACTCTAACTGTTTGTCCACTGCATCTTGAAGTAACTTCTGTGCAGGTTTGAGATTGAGAGACTGTATGTCTCCGTCTTTAGTTCTAATCTTTAGGGCTGATTTTGCGTAGAAATCGAAGTCATCAAATAGTCGTTGTCTGACTGCTTTAAGTTTCTTGTTCATCTTGCTCTTCTTCTTCATCGCTGTCTAACAGCGACTCCAAGAAGGCTTCGGCCTTACCGATTGTGACTTCGCTCTTAGCGGCAGGTTTTGTCTTAGTGAAATCCAAGACCATTCGAGCCGCTGTAAGGCGGTCTCTATTCTGTGCAGGTTCGCGCATTATCTCGACGGCTGTCTTTAATGCTTCGACTGCATACTCGTCGTCGATATCGTGTTCTTTAGCCATTATCGCAACAATCCTTTCAGCATCTGCTTTTGCTTGTTTTCTGATCGGCTTGATCATTTCTGCAGTGTAGCCGTCGGGAGTTCCTCTTGGACGTCCTGCATTTTTCTTAGGCTTTGTTGACCATTGCTTTCTCAATGCTCGGCCTTCTGGTGTAGACATAAGTTTGGAGAAGTAGTTCTGACTTCCCTTTCGTACCATGTTTGGGTTCTTTAGTTCCTTCTCGGGTGCTTTCTTCCGAGGGTTCTTTGGTGCGCCCATATAAGTCTCCTTATGTAGAAAAGGCCCCGAAGGGCCTCTCTTAAGCGGTTAGGATGCCATCTGGCATGACCTCTTCATCAGGTTCTTCGAGTCCGAGGGCTGCTAACATTCCCATGCCCATAGTAACGGCTAGGATTGTAGCAAGTGGATGTGAGTAGAAGCGGATCTTACCGTTGTTCGCTTTTCTGAACTCTTCTCTAATCATCTTAGAATTTAGAGGCATGAGATCTTTGGCTAACTTTGGATTCATCATATAAACCCACAATGGATCAACGGCTAGTTCTGCACTAGACTCCATGTACCTTTTGAACTTCTTACGTCTGCCTTCAAGTATTCTTATCTCTCTTTCGTAAGTTTGTTTATCTTTTAGAGACAAAGAATTATTTAAACGTACTTTGGCATCGTTAATCATATTGAGGTAAGTTCTGTAAGGGCGAACCCTAGTAGTTTCAGAAGGATTGTTCTGGATAAAAGCATCTGCAGATTCTTGGACTGCAAGGATCTCTGCTATCAAAGGGTTCTTACGAGGATCTGTGCCTTTTGCTTCAATGATAGGTTTTAAGACTGAGGTAATGTAAGAGTTACTGCTTCCTGCATCGTCATAATAATCATTGTTCATGGGGTTCTTAACCGTTGCGTTAAGATCTCTTCGGCTTTTAGCGTCCATATCACCCAAAGTCATGCCGTGGGCCATTTCATGAAGAAGTGTTCGGAGCGCTTCAAGTGAAGTTCTCTTTTTGCCCTTCATTGTACCTCCGGCTTTGATAGAGAATACAGTTCCTCCGTAGCCTTTCATGGAATTTTTAGACACAAACACACCAGTTGCATTCTCTTCACCAGTAGCAGTCTTGATAGCATTTCCAGAGCGAACTAAATTTACGGCTATGCCGAGTTCTCTGGCAACCTCAAGAGCCGTATCAATGTCTTGGATGCCATTTTCATACTTCGTGCCGACCTTGCCAATCTCAATTATTGCTTTGGCTTCTGGCTCGTTATTCTTTACTTCTGGTTCGCTTGGCTTTTTTGGATCTGGGTTTGCTTTAGGTTCTGGCGGCGTTTGGAGAACTGGCGTTCCAGTTGGCGAAGGCTCGCTTCCTCCCTGCCCGACACTAGGACTATCTTTTCCTTCTTGGGGTGGGGTTGTTTGCTTTGGCTCATTCTGTTTACCTTTTGGCTTCTTCTTGTTTGCACCTGCCTTAACTGCGGCTTGCTGCATCTCTACCCTATCTAAATAGGGTTTGAGGTACTGTTCTGCAAGGTTTTTGTCTGTAAGATTGCCTTCAGCCTTACTTATAATAGACTTGAGTTTTGGCACAGGATCTAAGCCTAAGTTCAGTCGCATATCCCCTATCGCTTGCTGCAAAGTTGCTTTATCGACAGTAGATGCTTGAGAAGCGTCTACACGATCAAGCATTTGTATCAAGAAAAGACGGTTATCTTCTTTTCCTTGCTGAACTTGTGGTGATGTTTGACCGACTGGTCCATCTTGTCCAGTAGGAAGGGGACTACCGCCTTGTGGAGGCGTCTGCGATCTTTGTCTTGGAAGCATGTCTTTAACCAAAGCAATAGCAGTACTTAAAGGTCCTTCGTCCTTTGACATACGTCCAGTCTCAAGCATTTGCCTATATTCGTTTATGGCTCTAAGCATGATTCCGGCATTTGCATCGTCTCGACTAGAATACCTTTGCTCTTGTCTTGTTAGGATCTCATCAATCATTTGATCGATTTCTCGAGGTGTCATGTTCTGTTGGATCGTAGGATCTACTGCGTTTATAGCGGTAAACATTGTGCCTCTCGGACCGCCGTCGTTAGGAGGTTGGCCTTCTTGGTATTGAGCCACATAAGTAGCCTCTAACCTTCTTTGCTTCGCACTTTTCTCAGAGTCTGCCTGTTGTTGAGCGGCAGCCCTAAGAGCGGCTGTTCGCCCTTCGACTTTAGGTCCTGTCGGAGCATCCAACCCCCCTTTTTTACGGTTCTTCTTGATGAAGGTGTTTACCTTGCTTCTTCTGCCTGTCACGGCGTCGATTGCGCGACCACCTACAACGGCAGGTATTTGTATTGCTAGAGTTTGACCTCCAGTAGCGGCAGCCGCACCCATGTTGATGTTTCCAGTGAGCAACCCTGCAGGAGTGTAAGACCTACCAAAACGAGGGAGAGGATTAAAATTGTCAGTAAACTGTGAGACACCGCCTTTAAGACCTGAACTATATACTTCGGTGACAACATTTGCTTTACGAAGAGCATTTAGTAGCGATCTCCCTTCATATGTCCCCCCAACTTTCTGTTCAACAAACTCGAGATCTTTTTTCGTGACCTGACCAGATACTTTATTACGGGCCGCTCTGAGGATTTCTTTAAATCTGTTTTTTGTTGCTTTGTCGGCATACTTTAATATCTCTGGGTTAAGAGCATCCATGGCAGAGCCAATTTCGGTTCTTACCTGTTTCCTTGCTTCGTCTAGGATGGCGTTAGCGCCCTTTGTAGACGAAGGATCTACGTTCTTACGGTTGAAACCTTCGTCATTAGAGATTTGGTCAAACATTCTGGCTACGTCACCTGCAGCCTGACCAGTCTCAGCGTCTAACTCGGCCTTTGGTCGGAAGACAGTATTACCTGCTTTATTGACGGTAGAAATGGTGGTGTTGATACCTTTTGAAATTGTGGCTCCGACAATACCTGCCTCGGCTACTCTCTCGAAGATCTCTTCTGGCACATATTCGCCACCTTGGACGGCTGTACCACCGATAACGAGACCTTCTTGTCCCATCTCTTGAGCGCCTTCTCGTAGAACTCTAAGCGTAGCACCGCCACCTTTAAGAGGCGTAAGTTCTATAATGCCACTAGCTATCGCGGTCGATAAGTCAGTGATTGTGGCTGTAGGATCTAGGCCCTTCTCTTCTTTCTCGGCTCTGTTGGCACCAAGTGCTTGGTTAACACCCAAGAGTGTACCACCTGCAGCTATCGTGCCGCCAACGATTGGCGCACCTGCCATAGCTGCACCTGCAGCCAAAGATGTCCCTGCACCGACTGCGACCTGTGGTGCCGCTTCAGTTGCAGAGTACAAAAGAGATTTACCTGCACCACCAATATCACCCTCTTTCAAGTTCTTGATGATACCGTCTGCATTCTCTGGTCTCTGGTAGTTGACTGCCTCGGCTTCGGCTTGGTTCTTTTCGTCCATGGCCTGACCGACGTTTTGTAATGTCTCACTGCCTGTCAGTTCACCTGCACTTCGGATGCCTTTACCTGCCATGCTTTGGGCTTGGTTAAAGCCGTACCTTGCGGCACCAGACAAACTAGTGTCTGGAGCCTCAGTTTGTGCCGATTGAGTTTCTTTAGCCAGTTGGGCCTTTAAGGCTGCCAACGCACCTTCTTTATTAGGTCCTGTGACTTCAAAAGTACGTCCATCAGGAGCCGTGATTTCATATGTTGGCATGATTAGCCTTCCTACTTTTGTGTAGTTTCTTTAATCGTGATCGAAAATCCGTCAGCATCAGCCTCGGCTGCGTTGATAGACGCTCTAGTACCTGCAACAGTAGGACCCCTCATGTCTTCTGGGACCTGCTGTCCAGTAGCCAATCTGTTTTGTACTTTCTGTAACGCATCCATTCGTTCTAAAATCCAAGACTCCCATATCTTCTCATCTTGGTAGGTCTTTGGAGCAGGAGATAAGAAAAGTTTCATCTCAGCGTTAGAGATCGCACCCTTAGTATGTGCAACACTTAATAGAGCCTCATTGACTTTCACCTTAGATAAAAGCAATCGACGTGCAGCGTCTTCGTCACCAGTAAAGTTATCAACAAAACCTTTAAGGATACCGCCAATGCCTGTCAGGTTTCCACCCGAGGCTCGGCTCTCTGCAATAGCGTTAAGCGCACGTTGGTAATTGTCCATCTGGGCATTCATGCTTGCAATATTCTTATCGTCTTTATCTTTGCCTTTAGCGGCTGCTTTAGCCATGGCAAGTTTCTGGGCCTGATCTTGCTTATACTT